TCTGGGAGATCTCCGTTAGAAAAGAACTTGACCGCAGTTCCGACTACTGGAGCGCCACCTGACAAAGCCGGAGTTGTCTCAAGAGTTACCTCGACGTTCGCGCTAGCAGCCGAAGTAATCTTGACTATAGATGGACCGTCATAACTAGCGTTGCCTTCAAACGGAGACCACGGAAGCCACATAGCCCACTTTTCAAACGGGATGGTCTGGTTGTTAAGAGGCGGCACTTCAATCGCAAATGTGTCACCGTCAGCAGTTGCAGCAGGCCACGCATCAGTAGTTACCGTTCCGTTCGACTGCACATCGTGTAGTGCGCGTGCGTAACCTAAATTATCAGGAGTGCCACTAACGCACCTAGCTTGAAGACCTGTAAGGCTTCCTCGGAAGACAGGCTCAAAAAGGATTTGGATGTTTTGCTGCTTGGCTGTGGCGTGATGAAGAGCCGAAGTGTTAGCAGTAATCGCAATCTCATCTCCCCCGGGAACAGTTGCTACAAAAAAAGCAGCATGAGAGTCAAGTCTAGTAACAGTTATCGTGCCTGATGCAGATTCACCAAAAGCAATTGCGCTACCGTTAATGGCAGTTCGCAACTGAATGGTTTGATGATCAAAAATCTTGACATAATACTTTGTTGTGTCGTTTAACTCAGAGGGGAAGTTGCCAGTTGCAACAGCAATCTTAACTGGTTCGTTGTCACCCAGCCCGTGAGCCGAAGCAAAATCAATCTGGTTATTGCCTGCGTCATATGCTGAAGATGTGACTGTTTCGCGAACCTCAGCTTTACGAGTAACGTAGTAAGTAGTGCTTGCTGACAAACCTGACGGAACACTGTGAGATGTTCCGTTAGTGAATTGGATAGGCTGACCAATGTAGACTGGTCGGCTAGTGCAAGTAATTCGAGCGGGTCCACCAACAGGGCTAGAGCCGTATGACCCTGAAGTCAAAATTGTGTTGATGTAGCAAGCGTGTTCGCCAGAAGCGTTAATAGCGGCGCTTAAAGTAGGGTCGCTAGCAGAACCCGGATCTGAGTTGCCTCCGAACTGAGACTCGAACTTGATGGTTGTTTCGCTTCCAGCAGCACCCGCTGTAGGTGTGTAGTCGAACAGTTCACCCGCTTCAGGTGGCGGGACTAAGGCTTGAGCAGCAGCAAATGTAATGACATTTGTTGTAGCAGACGAGTTGATCGTGTGCGTTGTGCCTGTCCTACGACGAGTAATGACTACTCCAGAAGGACTATACTTCCACGTTACCGAAGTCGTTAGACTTGTAGGCGTAGACCCTGCAAGAATGGTCCCTGTGCCGGGGTAGGTAGACGTAGTAGCTGTGCCTGAGTTCTGGTAACTCGCAGTCGGGTCATAGAAGGTCAGATACTTGACCGCCCGTGTAGCCTTGCCCATCAAGTTAGCAGTCTGATGAGAACCAAAGGTTGTGGCTCCGTCATCTGCTGCTTGAGGCCCACCCTTAAACGTAAAGGGCAGCGTGAGAATGTCTGAGTATGCACCACCAGCAAAGTCTGGTGACTGAGAGGGCAGGTTGGTGGGGTTCCTTAGAGACGCATAGAGATGCTTCTCCTCCCACTCAATCGCGTTCGCTACCTCTGTAGCGTTATCTTGACCTGCAACGACAATGAACTTCCTGACAGCCACAGGTCACCTCTAGCTAATAGCCGCCTATAAAGTTAGAGCAAGGGCGGCGACTGCTACCCTTGCCCTGTTTGTAATCAGGCTTTTACTGAAGCAGTCTTAGCTGGCTTCTTAGCCTTTGGTTCTTCGACCTTCTTAGGCCGACCCGGACCACGCTTGACCTCTTCCATCCAACCAGCGTTGAAATGCTTGGGATCAACATCGAACTCTTGACCGGGTTTCCAGCGTCGGCTTCCGTGAATGCCGCGATTCTTAGCTTTGACTCTCATAAGTATATAGGAGGAGGATTGCTCCCCCCCCTCTCCTGATTAGTTTAACTAGCCAGTGCGAGTGTTAGTCGAAGTCCAGTTGGCTACGTCCTTCGTCAAGAAAGCATCTGCAACGCCGCCGGTCACCGCACCAGCGGTTGTGACATGAATGCCTACGTTTTCCTTGTAGTCGTTCGGGCGGGTCGGAAGTTGAATCACGGTCATGCCCGTAAGCGTTGCGTAATTTGCTGCTACAACTACACCAGTTGTCCAGTGAATAACCGGAGAACTACTTTCTAAGTCAGCGTTGCTGCCTGAGCGCAAATCAATGCGAACGCTTGTGCCGCTAGCAAAAGCAGTTGTCACGTTAAGGACAAGGTAAATTGGCTCGCCAGCACCCCAATTCTTTAGGGCGTTATCAGTCGTGTTGCTAAGATCAAGGACAGTGCCTTTCTTCTCTTCAATACCAGTTCCAGACAGCGTGGTGCCGTCGCAGAACTCCAAACTTGAATCAATAATCATCGTTTTGTCCTCCTAAGATTAGGCGTAGGTGGTTTCGTTGTTCCGAAGAGCGTCAACCTTTCGGATAGGAATGCCATCAAAAGTCAGGGTGCTACGACCACCGACCTCGTCCATGCCAAGCGTTGACTGCTTGACCTTGTTCACGAACTGCTGACGCAGTGCCTGCTTAACTCCTCGGTTGCAGTAGAACGAAGCGCGACCCATGCTAAGACTTGGGATAAGTTCACAAGCATCCGACATCATTGCCGTAATGTCAGCGAAACTAGCAGCGTCCCCGTCTCGGCCAAGGTGGTCGAGATCAATCTGCATACGCACAGCGTATCGCCAGTCGCGAACACTCAAGCCACAGCACCACTTGTAGTGAGTTCGGTAGGCTTCCATGCGACCACCAGTGCCTCCACCAGCAGTGTCTTCAATCGTGACTTGGCCCTTGTCTTCCTTGGCAAGTCCCATTTGACTGCCCTTGGAGTAGATGCCGTGCATTGTGTTTGGACCCCAAACCACCAGCCAAATGCTAGTGCTGTTGTCGCCACCGAGATTTCCTGTGCCACCGTAATCAGTGCCAACCAAAACATTCTCGGCAGTTTCGGCAGACGAAGAGTTATAGCGAGGCAAGAACCCCGTGAACTCTTCTGAGGCAACCGACTCATCGCCGTAAAACAGCGTGTCAGCCAACTCTTGGTTCATGCCCTCAATGTGCGCCATGTCTTCCGACATACGGAAAGCAGCAGTGTTGCCATTGAGATCAGCCAGTTGCTTATCAACTTCGGCGTAGGCTTCCATGTTACCGATAGTGTCGGTTACTTGGACCGTCTCACTCTTGGATGGCTGAACACCACCGTAGAGCTTACGCCAAGTTGGGGCCGGTAGACCTGAACGGATAGTCGTGCGGTGACCAGTCTCCTGGTTACCTTCTTGCCAAACCATGTCCTCAAGGACTTCGTTGGTCTGTGAAAGCGTCTCTACAATCGTAGCGATGCTCTTATCTGGGTTCTGTCGCTTGGTGTAATCAAGCAGTGTGGGGTGCGTAGTTGCACTTACTACAGCCATAATCTAACTCCTAACTCATCTTACTGTTGTTATAGAAATCACGGGCAGTGAACGCTTGGTTCTTGTCCGCATTAGCACCAGTGAGGAAACGATCCTCGCCAATGTCTTGGTGCGTCCTCACGAGAAACCGGATGATCTCCGGGTTATCGCCAAGACCTGTTTCCCCTAGCAGCGATTTGAGTTCCGGGGTTCCATAGGCATCCAATACTTGAATGGCTTTGCCAAGGTTCTCCGGCAACTTGTCTCCTCCGATCTCAGGATCGGTCTTGACTGAGTTGACCCACTCGGAACGAAGGTTTTCAATGTAGCCTTCATTCTCTTTCTTTAGAGCCGGGGCGACTCCATTAAGCACTTGCTGGGCCTGATCTTGGGTAAGATTCAGATCCTTCGCGACTTCTGAAAATGCCTGCACCACCGATGAATCTGTCTCAAGACCCGATCCCTCTGGGGATTGGAAGTCATAAGACTCGGGGGCACCTTCAGGGGGAGTCGCTTCCACTGGAGCTTCTTGAGGCTCAGGTGGTTGCTGCTGGTTTTGCTCTTCTTGCTTCGGCTCCTCGGAAGGAGTGGTTAGCAAAGATTCCGCAACCTGCCCGTCGTTTTCAGTTTCAGGGGTTTCTGTTTGCGTCTCTGTCATGCGATTCCTTGATCATCAAGGTAAAATGGTTAGGGCAAGCCTCTAGCAATTCGGATGCGATCTTAGTCCCGATGTCGTGCGCTCCGGCGTTTTGGCTTTGAACCAACCCATTAGAGTTTGCAACAGGGGACATAAACCGCATTTCGGATAGCCAACGCCAAACAACTCGGCGACCTGACTGTGCCTTCATGAGCCAGCACAAGTCCTCTTTATACAAATTGATACGCTGCTTCACACGGTTAGACCGTTCAAGTGAAGCCTCGTCATCTATCGGCATTAGAGAATCTTGCTGAATCACGGCAGGCAATGTATCACAGAAAAGATCCTTTAACTCACAAAGCGATATGCTTTTTTAAATTGGCATAGCCTTTTTGATAATGATCGACACGGCATTTGATGCCCACTCCTGCCAAGCCATAGCCACATTGCTTAATTCTGCGGCACCTAGATTAGCCATTTGAGCCTTAACATGATTAACCTCTGCTTCAGCAGCAGCAGGATTAGTCAAAGCCATCGTGGTTAGCCTAACTGCATCACTAGCGATAGCTTGTAGCAGTTCTTGCTTGGCTGGATCTGTGATTGACTCTTTAAGCGTATTCATCAAAGCGTCAACGTCAGGCATCATGTCACTCATTTTGGTTGCGCCTCCAGACGCATCTTCCAGGTAGCCAAAGTCCGCATACGAGAGGCTTTGGAATCGGGGGTTAGATTTTCGTCCGCTTGGACATAAGCCTCATACTCTGGCGCAATAGCCAAGTAAGTAGCCTTATCCGCAGCGTGATATGCAGTAGCCACAGATAAACCGTTGCAGCCAGAAAGCATGAATAGACATGCAAGAAGAGGAGACAGTCGTTTCATAAGATCAATCCTTTGAGGATGGTTTGGTTGGTTTGGCCGGTGGAGCCTTATCTTTTGGCTCGTGACCATTACCGTTTGTGTCTTCAGGTTTGGCTGGTCCACCTTCACTAATAATTGAGCGCAGATTCGCCATAAGTCCTGTAACCAGAAGGGTTAACAGGGCTGAGGCAACACTGACACTGTCATCAGGTAGCGTGCCCATTCCTAGCATGGCAATGAAACCTCCAATCAACAGCACCAGGATAGCTGGCGTTGTAAGTGCCAGATTTGTGCGAGCCTTCTCGCTGGCGCTTTGACTCATGCGGAGCTTTGCTAACTCTAACCGGACTTCGTCTTGTCGCAATTGCTGCGCTGCGCGTGCAGCCTCCCGCTCTCGCGCCACGATAGCTTTATACTTAGCCTCGGCTTCACGAGTCTCCTCGCGTTTCATACGCAATGCTGCACGTTCGTCTTTCACGATGAACGTCTGCTTGTTAGGAGTGTTGTCTTCAAAGTTATCATTGTTCGCCATGGCTATCTCATAAGTGCTTCATAATGATGGCAGCAGCAACCGGGATCGCACCACCTAGCAGCCCAAAGAAGCCAGCAAGCAATCCGACTTTCAAATGAAGAACAGCAAGTTGAGACTCGAACCTTGTTAAGTTTGCTTGTGTTGTAGTTTGCATTTTAGAAAGCCTTGTGATTTCGGATAGCACCATCTTTTCGTAGGTGCTCCACCCGTCTTGATCTGTCATTACATTTACCGGGCTGCTGTCCGCGTTGAAGTGAATCTGTGCCAGTCAATTCGCAGTTCACGCTCAGTAGTGCCTGCGGTCTTATCAATACGAAAACCGATACCCATACGATCAGTGTTCGTTGGGATGTTGCTTTCGTGACTCGCCTTTTGCACTCCGTCGATGTAGTAAGCAATCGAGGCTCCGTCAGCAGGCACTACGATCTTGAGCACAACAAAGGTTGTGTCATCGCCTACGGGTGCTGTTGTTGTGACGGTCTTAGTTTCAGTGCCGTTCCTGGCCGTTGCCGCGACCCAGTAGTCACCGTCAACCGAGCGCCGGTAGATCCAGTATGCGTAATCATCTTCGGTCCCCGCACCTCGATTGAACTTGTTGCTAAAGCCAAACGTAGCGTTGTATTCCTCCCCGCTGGTTGATAACGCTTGCAGGTTTATTCGCGACTCAAAGGTGTAGGCTGTCTCGTTGTTAAACACGAGCGAATTGTTCCACGAGAAGATCGCATAGCGACCCGATGTGCCCGTGCCTGTTCTTAATTCAACCGCACCTGTTGCGTTGCTTGTGTCGTTAATCGTCTCCCACGATGTAGCAAAGCCACCACCGCTACCGTTTCTATCCCAACCTAACGCTTCAACATCTGGGACTAAGTAGTCTTCAAACCAAACGTGATGCTGTTCGGAATTGCCTACGTCAATGATCTGACGCACAGCTTCGGCTGTAGTTGCTGCGATTAACGTGCGAGCAAAGGAAGTTAGCGTGGCTTGACTGAATGCGTCAGTGCCTGTGCTGTAAGGAACCTTGTCTGCGCCGGTAGCAAGCCCGGCTAACGCTGTCAGAGTAGCGTCTAATGCTTGAGCACTAATGGTAGTTCGAACATCACCGGCATTCGCATCAGCAAGGATGTCCCGACCAATCGAAGTTACAGGAGCCTTTGCAAACGTGTCGCTACCTGTGCCGTAAAGTAGTTCGTTAGCCGAAATGCCTGCGCTAGCAATGGCTGTAAGCGTTGCGTCTAGCGGTTGCTTCGTAGCGTCACCGCTAGCAATAGCTGACTTAACTTCGTCATCTATGGCTACTCCTTTAGACTTCAGCTTTTGCCGTAGAGAGACTCTGGGATCCCCGCTAACTAAAGGGTTGTCCCGGTTCTCTCCTGCCTTTGAGTAGTCTGGCATGATTACTCAGGAGAGTTTCCAGTTAGCTGATCCATCACATCAGGTGGAGCATCACTCGCGGCCTTTGCCATGTTGCGCGTAATGTTGGACTGCTGAGATTCTGCATCCAACTGGGCCTGAGCAGCCATTGCTTGCTCTCTAGCTTGCCGCAATTCAACGACTTCCTCAGTGCTCCTGATGTGCCCTGGGTTGACTCCTAGCTTGTCACCGTAGTCATCTAGGAAGTTGTCCGTGTTCAGCTTGTCTAGGGCTTCTGGGTGCGACTGAGACAGACCCTGGATCATTCCAATGAACCTATCGTCCGCGCTAGCGCCAACAGCACGTTGGGCTTGAGCGAGCATCGACACAAACTCGACTTGAAGGTTAGTGCCCGAGAGTTCTTCGGGAGGAGGAGGAATCAATCCTGCCTCTAGCATGTGATTGAAAGTAATGTCAATCAGCGGCTCAAGACCTTCATGGTGAAGTCGTTCCAGAGCAGGTCCGAGCATCAGAAGTTTCTCTTCGTGACGCTCTGCAACCTCTGTAGCAGTCATGCTCTTGTTTGTAGACGAGAGCATTAAGAACAAGTCCGCGTAGAAGGCACTGTTAATGCGACCACGAACGTCTTGAATGTCAAATAACAGACCCTGAAGGTCTGGGTTGACTTGCCACAAAGGACGAATGCCTTGCCCGTTGCCGTCAACTTCAGTGTGACCACCAGGAAGCGTATCAACTTCCTTGTTCTTCATCAGAGGTGGACCCTGAGTAGGTGGCTGAGTTAGGTGATCTAGGATCTGACCCTTACGGCGCTGCTCATGCTGGAGTTGCTTAACGTCACCAAGGCAAGCCATGCCCGGTGAATTGCCGTAAACGTCCTGACCCGAGACAGACCATCGAGGGACGATAGCCGGGAACCTTTGGAAACCAGACTCCCTCAGAACAGTGTTAATGTCTGAGCCTGTCTTGCCTTGCTCCCAATAAACGGAGCGGAAAGGCATGTCCTTGTTGTTCTTGCGATCTGAATAACGATCCGAGCGAGGCTCGATAGCGTGACAAACCGTGCGCCAGTCCTCCAGGTTACCGTTGCGGAACTGGTTCTGGATGCTGACAGAGACTTTGTCGTATCCAAACTCCTGCACCATTTGCCCGACTGTCATGTCGAACTCACGGTAGATAGCATTAACCCGCTCATTGCTGTCTGTGCTGATGGCGTATTGGCCTGCCGTTAGCACATGATGATGAATGACGCTCTTGAAGTCTGAGACAACAATAGATGCCGCAGTGCCGTATAGAGCGCACTCGGAATAGATCCTCGGCAAAGCCCGGTAGGTATTGCTCTGAGCAAAGACCCGAAGCATCCGGCTAGTGACTTCGTGTAGCCACTCTTTGACAGGGCCATACTGATTCATCTCCGGGTCAGGAGCAGTCAGTCTCATCCACGGACGAGCAGGGCTAGTAGCACCCGCCATCAAGCCTGCCTCTAGGACCTGAAGTGCTCTAGTCGCAGTGCTATCAATGATGTTGTTATGCCGACGAGTGCCTCGGTTCCGGTCTGAGCTAAGGAATCGTCCGGTGCGGGGAAGGACAAACTTGCTTAACTCCTCCCAATGGCTCTCCCACGAAGAGAGTTCCGTCCAAAGCATTTGCTTACGAGCACGCATATGCTGGACTAGAGAGCGGTGCTCTCCGTTACCGATAGATACCTGTGAGTTAGGATACATATGTTAGTCTCCGAGGCTATACGACCCGCCTAGAGTTTTGTTTTGGTCACCGCCCGGTCCTGTCAAGAACGTGCTCGCAATGCCGGACTTAGCAGCCGCTCTCTTCTTAGCCAGAATCTTAGCCGCATTAGGCTTCTTCTTCTGAAGTGCTCGTTGAGCCGCTGCTTGCCGAAGGCGCTCACTTCCAGCAGCAGACACGGCTTTTGCTTGTGCTCGATCTTGCCGTTTAAGGGCTGTCTTGGCACGCCTGTCAGCCTTCTTACCTTGCTCATGTTGTTGAGCAATACCTACGGCTGATACCACTGCCCCTATAACTGCTCCTACACCCATAATTATATCCTTTACCCGTTAGGGGCGTTGTTCACTTCAGGCATCTCTTTTCGAGCGGCTATCTGTGCTGCCCTAGATCTTTCACTGCCATAATCTTCATCAAGACCTAAACGCTTGTTGTCTCGCTTACGTCGCATTTCCCTTGTAACTGCGCTCATGTATTTGAAGCGTTGCTTAGATTTCCATTCTTCAAAGTTACCAGTAAACCCTGTCCGTTGAGCTTTGTCTGTGAAGGTAATTCCATATTGAGTGTCCTTGTAAAGACCTTGGTTAAACGGTGTGGGCTGCTCCATGGCTTCCCTTGTATTTTTGTGGGCTTTTTCTCGTGCCCTCGTCTCCGTGACGTAACCGTCTCCTTTAATGTCTGCTTCTGCCACTTCCCATGGAGCAGTAATAAACTTCATAGCACTACTTCCACGCTCATTTTTCTCGGCGCTTCTAGCTTTTTGATACCCTTGCTGCTCACTATCTAAGATGCCCCCAACAATGCCTAGCCCCTCTCTTTCTCCAGCAGCAAACTCTGATCGCCCAGTCATTCCCCCATCTTGGTTATAGATACCGCTGTAACTTCCTGACCATGCGTCTTGCGCTCTATTAAAAGGCCCATCAGGAAGTGGCTGATCCATACCTGCTAAGAAGTTATCGTTCTTATACTTCTGCAAAGATTGGGCATTTGAACGAATAGCTGAAGGGGGTAGTGACGGAGATGAGGATCTCGATTCGGACCCTTGCGTTGCAGATACAGCAGTGCTTGGGTTGTTCTCTCGTTTTTGAATGCCTGCAATCGGCGATTTTACCGCATTGCTATACGGGTTAGACGTAGCACGACTCTGCATTTGGCGAGTTCGATTGCGACTAAGGGCACCCCCATAACCCATGGTTCCCCCTCGGCCTATAGACCCGAACAGACTGGAAGATCCTTGAGATGTGTTGCCCATAGTTAGAACTCTTTGCAATAGATGGATGAAACTTGATCTCTCCGCTTATCAAGAAGCATCTCAAGGTTAGAGTTACATTTAGCGGTCCATAGCATACGGGAAACTCCGCACTCCTGAGCACTTTTCTCTGTGGACAGTATAAGTTTCCAACCTATAGGACCTCTACGATACGCGGGGTCTACATAAAGGCTATCGTTGGTGGCTAGGATCTCGTCAAAGTGCCCGTGTCTGTAAATAACAGAGACGCTGTAGCCTATCATATGTCCGTCTACATAGGCACCCAGGGCGATTAGCATGTCTAAATCGTCTAATGCTAGGTATCGGTTGTTATCCGGCAGAAAGGCAACCCGGCTGTCTTCTAACTCCTGGCAGTGATCTTCAAACAGGTGCTGTCCGTCACTCCACAGGTCAATAAAAGAAACGGATCGTATTTCAAGGTTAGATATATCCATGACTTAGATGTCTTCGTAAGGGTCTCGATCCCACTCCATATTACGTTTGTTGGAGGAGGACTTAGCACCATCAAACCTGCTGCTAGATTTTTGAATAGGGGTAGCAAACGTAAGTGCTAACGCATCTGCTAAGTCGGGGCTGCCTGCATTTTGCAGTCTCTTCTTAATTTGGTCTTTAGACTCAAGGACTCGCCTGCCGTGAGAGTCAAAACTGTAGGTAGGAGTCGCTAACTCTTGCTTGAGAGCCAGCATGTCGGGGATAGCCCCGCCCCCCTGTAACCAGTCACGCATCTCGAACCACATCTCTGTCCTGCGGTTTACGTGTAACGTGTGACGGTTGGCTCTACCTCCAAAGGGCACCTCTACTACGTGGTAGCCGAGCTGTTTAAGCCGGTCGATAACCCCTGCCCCGGCCCCGCTGTCAATGAACGTGGCTTCTGGGTGCCAGTCACCTATAGCCTGGGCTACAAGGTCCGCTAACTGCATGTTATCTACGCCTTGGTAGACCATAGGTGGGAACGCCTGTGGCCCCTGACGCTTGATAATGACGCTTCTATCGTCTCCGAATCGAGCAGGGTCTACACCGAGCACTCTAGGGGCTGCTACAAGGTCCCTAGCCCGGAACATCCTCTTAGCAGCAGTCTCGGTAAGGCTAAGACTAATAAGCTGATCGTCTCCTGCGGCAGCAAAGTCACACAACATTTCACGAGCAAAGACAGTTTCGCTCATCTCCTGCCTCATACGCTCGACTTCTGAGTGTGCGATGGCATCGGTATCCTGACAGGTAAACCTTGCCGCATACCATTCTGACCCCGGTTTCGCCATGAGGTTAGCGGCTCGGTAGTAAAGCTCAGAGAACAGGTTAATCCCCTGCGGGGTTCCAATGAACAGTGCCCACCCAAGACGGTCAGCAAGCGCAGGCTGCACGATTTCGTGCCACACCTCGGGCTTCATCTGGGCAACTTCGTCTAAGACCACCCCATCCAACCGCACACCCCGCATAGCGTCCGGGTTGTCAGCACCGTAGATCTTAATAGTGGCCCCGTTATGAGGGAACTTAACGGCTAACTCCCCCTCTTGGATAACGGCACCCCCCGCCGCAACGATCTTCTCAACCCTGCTTTTAAGCCGGGACCAAGCAATAGCCTTTGCCTGCTTTAGCTGGGGAGCAACATAGAAGAACGCCCCCAACTCATGTTTACAGTTCATCGCGCAATCAAGCAACTCCATCAGAGCCAACTCGGTCTTCCCCGCACGACGATGAAGCGCAAGGACAGTGAAACGCTTCTTACTCACATGACAGGACTGCTGCCAAGGACGAGGCGTGTAATCCAGTGAAACCGTTTCCTGTATACCCATTACTAGAAACACATAACTCTAACCCTCGTCAGAGGGTAAAAATAAATACGTAACGAGTAACCCTTCCCTA